AACACAAGTAGCACTAGCAAAAATGAAAAAGGAAAACTACCCTCTAGTACAAATAGTGGAAACGTTTAACTTTCATGCAGGTGTACGCAAAGATTTATTTACGTTTATTGACATCCTTGCTATAACTGAAGAAGGTCAAGTAGTAGCGGTGCAAGTCACATCAAAGAGTAACATGGGAGCAAGAATAAAAAAAATAGCTGATAGTGAATCTGTAAAATATGTACGAAAGGCAGGATGGAAGATACTTGTATGGGGTACATACAAACAAAATAATCGTTGGCAAGTAAAAGAAGTGGATGTAAGTTGAAACATTTTACTGAAGAACAATATGCAGTTGGATCAGATGCTGAAAAAAGATTTGCATATCATTTAACTAATGTTGTGTGGTCAACAAAAGAAGAAGATATGCTTGAGCATTGGGATGTAAAAGGAATATTACCAATGATAAATAATCAAGAGTTAAAGTTTGATGTTAAGGCAATTAAAAATGTAATTAAATTTCCTAACCAAGATGAATGTACATGGGTAGAAGGTACAAACGTTATGGGTGATCATGGATGGATTAAAGGTAATGCTGATTATATTGTATTTGAAAAAGAAGATATATGGTTTATTGTTAGTAGAAAAGAATTGTTAGATATGACAATGCAAAAGTTAAAAGATAATAATTATAAGACTGGAAGTGGAATTTATATTATTCACCAAAGACCAGACAAAAAAGATAGAATAACGTTAGTTCCTTTTAAAGACATGAAAACAATTAAACATTATGAACTTACAAAATAACGATTCAAAAGCACAAAAGATTTACAAAGTTAATGGTCAAGAAATTACTATTGCAAAATTAAGAGAGTTAATTATTGAGGCTGTAGGTAATGAAAGAATTTCATCTACTGAAATAGCTAGACGCATTAATGCTAATTACAAGCAAATTGTAAGTGCTATTGCAAACATGGTGGCCTATCGTTATTTAAATGCTAGTGGATGTAAAAGTCATACATTGTATTTTAAGGACAGCCCATGTTTACTTCAGAATATACTTAGGCCACTACCTGCTGGCTATGAAAATATGTCTGGCACAATTTATAAAGAAACCCATACCAAACATAATTTAAGATCACACAATGGATCAGAGTCAAATAACGTTAGCTCAATATATTCTCTGGAGGATTAGTATGACAATGGAAAGGCTACAAGATCTATTAAAGGCATGGGCAAAAAGTCTTAAGCATAATAGCAATAGTAAACTTGGATTTCCTAGTCGTAGTTTAGGAATGAGTACTGGTGGAAATAGTACATCGTTTGATGAGATGTATGAGTCCATGCAAAATGATCACATTAAAACTATACAGGCTATTATAGATTCACTTCCAGAACGTCAACAAAATGCTGTCTATCACAAGTACACAGGATCAAAGGCTGAGGTGTTACAAGATTACCACATGAACATTGCCTACGATAACCTATTAACCATATCAACACGCAGAATACCCAATTAGCACTTGACAATGGCCATGTATATATGATATAATCGCTGGTGCTGGGATAAGTGTATCTATCACTTTCATAGCACTCCATAGTTAGCCTGTATAATAGCAGGCTTTTTTTTTAGTTTGAATAAGATGATCCAAGTACAAATATGTCAAGAGTGTGGTGAACCATACGATTCAGATGACACAGGATCTTCTATATGTCAAGACTGTAGAAACCTAACACATTTTAAATTAAGGAAACCAGATGAAGAAACCCACATCAAAAGCAGGCAAGCTAAAGAAAATTGGCAAAGTAATGGGTGAATTCAAAGCTGGTACGTTACACTCTGGTAAGGGTGGTAAGGTAGTTAAATCTAAAGCTCAAGGCATTGCTATTGCATTAAGTTCAGCAGGCATGAGCAAAACAAAGAAGAAATAACATGGCAATAAATAAATTATGTCCAACTGCTACGCATGATATTAAAGTTAATTTAAAGAATCGTGACTGGGCATTTAAGAATGTAGGTTACGGTGCAGCTAATCCAGAACTTCCTAATGAAGAATTTTGGGCTAAGAAGGCTGACGAGTATCAATGTTCTGTAGAAGATGCTAAGACAATGAGATGTGGCAACTGTGCGGCCTTTATACAGACACCAGAAATGATGGATTGTATTGTTAGCGGTATACAGAAAGAAGAATCAGATCAAGAAACATATGCTAATGAAGTAGTAGGTACTGCTGAGTTAGGATACTGTGAACTGTTTGAGTTTAAATGTGCTGCAGATAGAACTTGTAGTGCATGGCTTACAGGTGGGTCTATTAAAGACAAGATGACTACCAAACAAAAACAAATGCTAATGATGGCTAAGTTTGAGTATGGCCAAAAAGAAGAATCAGACAAAGAAGAGGAATATAAATAATGGCTATGACAGGATTATACGCAAACATCGCAGTAAAGAAAGCTAGAATTAAAGCAGGATCTGGTGAAAAGATGCGTAAGGTAGGAAGCAAGGGTGCACCTACAGCTATGGCATTTAAACAATCAGCAAAGACAGCTAAAAAGAAAAAATGATCAAGAAGGGTAAAGAAACGTTCTCTGGTGTTAATAAGCCTAAGAGAACTCCAGATCATCCTACTAAAAGCCATGCAGTATTGGCAAAGGTAGGCGATAAAGAAAAACTAATACGCTTTGGACAACAAGGTGTTAGCGGTGATAAAACAAATACAGCACGAGCCAAGTCATTTAAGGCAAGACATTCTGATAATATAGCTAAAGGTAAGATGAGTGCAGCTTACTGGGCTAACAAAGTAAAGTGGTAAACATTTAATAACAAAGGTAATGACCCAGCAATGGAGTTACAATCATGGCAGAAAGACTACGCAAAAGACATCAAGACGAGATAAGGACTAAGATACAAGCTAGTCAGCTTATAAATGTCCTTCAAGATCATGCACTTGGGTTAAGCCCAGATCTTCCACCAAGTAGAATTAAGGCCATTGAACTATTACTTAAGAAGAGTGTACCAGATTTATCATCAACTGAGATAACAGGTGATCCAGACGCACCATTAGAGGTCAGAGTTGTCACAGGAATTGAATGAAGTTTTAGACACAGGCTATAGGCCTCGTGATCCACAGAAGTTGATTCACCAAATGGTGAAGGACAACAGGTTCACAGTAGTGGTAGCTCATAGACGTATGGGCAAGACGGTATCAGCCATAAACCAGTTGATACATTCATCGCTACTGTGTGATAAACCTAATCCAAGATTTGCATACATTGCTCCAACGTATTCACAATGTAAACGTATTGCATGGGATTACTTACTTAACTATACAAGGCCACTAGGTGCTATTGCTAACGTAGCGGAGTTAAGAGTTGACTTCATGGGTAGACGTATCTCACTTTATGGTGCAGATAATCCAGATTCACTTCGTGGCATCTATTTAGATGGTGTAGTCATTGATGAGATTGGTGACGTAAATCCAAGTATATTTAGTGAAGTTGTACGACCAGCATTATCTGATCGTTTAGGTTACGCAATGTTTATTGGTACACCTAAGGGCAACAATCATTTTAAAGACTTAAGAGATCGTGCTGACAAGGGTGACGATCAATGGAAGCTATTAGAGTTTAAGGCTTCACAAACACAGTTGTTAGATGCAAATGAATTGGCCTCAGCTAAAAATGAAATGGGTGAGGATAAGTATAACCAAGAATTTGAATGCTCATTTAATGCAGCAGTAGAAGGTTCATACTATGGCCAGATCATTAATGACTTAGAAAAAAATAACAAGATAACATCTATACCTAGAGAAGAACTAGCAAAAACATATTGTGCATGGGACTTAGGTATATCAGATAGCACATCAATTTGGGTAGCACAGGTAGTAGGTAAAGAAATAAGACTTGTAGATTTCTATGAAAATCATGGACAAGGATTAGATACTTATGTTGCTTGGCTGCGTGATAATGGTTGGGTTAATGCTGTGCAGTTGTTACCTCATGATGTAGAGGTAAGAGAATTAGGCACAGGTAAATCTCGTAAAGAGATGTTACAGGATGCAGGACTAGAGATTACAGTAGTAAAGAAATTACCAGTTGCAGATGGAATTCAAGCAGTACGCAGATTACTTCCTAGATGCTGGTTTGATAAAGACGTTAAGCAAGGTATAGATGCATTACGAAACTATCGTAGAACATATGATGAGAAGCGTAACGTATTCTTTGACACACCACTACATGATTGGTGCTCACATTCTGCTGACGCATTTAGATATTTAGCGGTAGGATTAGATGAAAGTGGCTCTGATTGGGGTCAACCTCTCAACATTAAT